TTCTAAGGTTTTCAAGGCCTTGCTTATCTCTGGAAAGATTGATACTTCCAAGGTTATGGCCAGCGAAAGTCCGCACCTGAATCTGTATCTGAATTCTCTCAAGAACATTGCTGAACACAAAGCCGCTGTGGCTCTCAACGAAGCTACAGAAGATCAGGCTCTCTTGGATGACAACAACAAGGTTGTTGAAGTCTACGAAGAAAAGCTTGCGGCTGTGCTCAAGGCTAAGAGCCGTGTTATGCTCCAGCGTGAGCGTGATCTTCAGGCTCAATTTGAAGAGGAAAAGCGTAATGCTCTGGAAAATGCTGCTTTCCCTGAGAAGCTTCTTGAGAAGAAAGCTAAGAAGTATGACACTTACTTCCGCAAGATCCTTGATATGCACGCTGAGGCCGCTATGAAGATGGCTTCTGAAGCTCCGGTCAATGACAGTGCTGTCTTGACTGAAGCCCTCGTGACCTATAATATCTTGGAACTGCTTCACACTTCTAAGTTAGCTAGCGAAGCTGACCTCAGCTTTGTTCGCTAATAAATCCAGATACTTCCCCTATCCTTTTGGATAGGGGAATATTTTGCCCTAACCTGTTAGAAACTCAGGTTAGGGCAATTGATTGGAGCGAGCAAACTAGATAACCTGACGAACAAATACCGGCTTGGTAGCTTCGTCGCTTGTATCCATAATATACATGGCAGACAAATAGTCTTCCAGAGCATTTCGGTCTTCAGACTTAGGGACTGGCTCTTTAAGGTAGGTCATATCATTTTCACGAATGACCTTAAGGAGGGTATCTAAGTAAGGGCCAAGAACACCAGTATGGACAATAAAAGTCTTTGCATCACTGATGTTAGGCTTTCTGCTTGCCAAAGCTCGGAGATTATCTGGAAGCTTTCCGTAGTCAATCTTTAGCTTGTAGATAGGAGAGAGTTTGTTGACTCGTCTATCTCTAGCCGATGAGAAGTCTATGTACGGACAAGCGTCAATAGCCTTTGTGAACAGGAGATACAACTTGGATCGATCAAAGTACGAGATCAGATCCGCTCTAGCTTTTTTAAGAGCTTCGAAATAACCTTCTTCAGATTTGAAAATCTGAATCAGCCTCTTTTTCAGCTCTGTCGGAGAAATGGAGGAATTAGGTTTCATAGTGGGTGATGCTTATCTTACTGGATATTCTGGTAGTAAATAACAAATTATAGTTCCCTTGTACTCTTTTATGCGATAAACACCATAGAAATTGCCAAGTATAGATTCTTGTCTTTCTTCAATAAGCTTTGTATCGACAGTTATATCTAGATACTCAGGATAGCTAGTAAACCAATCGACAGGTTCTAAGAAATCCTTTAGAGTCTTATCTAGGCACTGTTTTGTCAAATTGAAGAAATTCTCTATCAATTCTCTATAAGCCTTTAAATTCGCAGAAGTAACGTCTGCTTTAGAGAGTATGCTGTTATATCCTTGCAGGCTCGCATATGAATTATACCATTCATTGTTGCAGCTGAAAAAGACATTTAGATCCTCACTGTAGCGTCCGTTATAGTCAGGCTTTGTACCTGCTACCGTTTCAGATACATCGACGATAAAGGGCTGCAAACTATTGACAGTTCGTTTTACTGCTTGGTACTCTGTGAATCGATCATCTCGTTCATCATGGATAACATTTCCTTCTCCATCCACAATTTCACGGATATTGACGATTTCTCCAGAAGCGTCGTAAATCAAATTGTCAATAAATCTGTTGCTTACGCTTCTTAGCGTTCCATCAAATAGATTAAAGGTCTTTTCGAATAGCAAATGATAAATAGATTCGTACTCCGTATCATCGGGGTACTTGCCGCCTAAATAGTACCTTTTAATTTCTTCTTGGAACCTGTACAGCCTCCCTCCATAGTTGGTTGTTTCATCGCCATTAAATCCAGTAAAAGGATTATTAGAAGGAGAGCCATATAGCATTGAGTGCTTGTATACCTTGCCGAGTATAGATTCTTGATCTGCAAGAGTATTGATAATTTCAATAGCTTCAGTTACTTTATCATTCCTGATGTGGGATTCATCACTAAAGATATTGTAAAATTTGTCCTTAAGTTCCCTAATAATTTCTAGGTATCTCCGCCCAGGTTCTATAGCAAATTCTTTTATAGTATACTGAGCGGCATTTCCTTCTCTAAACATTTGTAAAAGTTCCGGCATATCATCTGGAAGATCAGGATAAACGCCAAGGGGTATGATACCTAGCCTTGGAAAGATCCAATCGGGAGGATTTACATATACCACATCAGAGTCGTCCTGTTCGCCGGGAAACAGCCTTTTAAGGCTATTATTTATACAATAATTGTGAAGACGATTAATATTACTTCTGATCTTCTCAGTTATAAATTTCATATGACCACGTTTAAGGTAGTCCTTAATATGAAATAATTTATTTACAGAGGAATTGGACTTTATCATCGGGATATCCAGAGCTTTTAATTCTGTTCTTGTAATGTTTTCCAAATTTGTATTTTGGTTTAGTTCTCTAGTTAGATTTCCAGAATTTGCAACGGATCCTAGATAATCTTGTATGGCTTTAGTGAGAGTGCTTTCAATAATTTCTTCTAGGTTAAGATCAGGGACTACGCCGACCTTTATGGAGGATAAGCCTCCCTTTGGAACCGGAACCGCTGTCCTATAGCCAAGTCTAGGTTCAGCACGATCAGAGTCTGGTACGACAGGCATAGAGTTAGCTTTCATGGTATCCAGTTTGTCAAGAAGAATCTTCAGATAGAATACCAAGAACATATCATCTTCGCCATTAGGAATTCCTTGGTATAAAGGCGATGCCAAAGTATACTCTTTAAGATTAGATCTTAAATGCTGTTCAAACCATTCAAATTTCTTTTCTACAATAGAAGCCATAATTTACCTGCAATATTCAGTTGCCTATGGCCTTTAGACTAAAATTTTATGGATATATAAAATTTTGACTTTAACCCAAAGGAAAATTATGAGCGAAGAACGAGTCAGCAACCTTGCGGAATTGTACGACCGCACTAAGAAATGTACCGGAATCACAATTCCGAAAAATTGTGCTATTGTAATAGACATTCAGTCATCTAGCGAATTCCGGAGGTTATACCAAAACCGTAACTCGATTGAAGATGTAATCAAAGATATCAGTATTCTGGTAGTTACTTTGGCTGGAGAACTGATGGTCGCCGGAATAGAAGAAATTTTTGTAATTCCAGCATCGTTGCCTATAGACCATTCAAATGATCATCTAGCTCTCGTTTCATTAGGAAAGAACCTGAACGGCTTCAGGGATTCTATGAGACCGAATGCTACCATAAAGATTGCAACAAATCCAGATGAATGCCCTAGTGGATACGGATCATTTGAGTCAGCAGTAATTATTGAAGGCCCAAATTTTAGTAGTCCAAGGGAGATTGACTTAGAAGATGATCTGCTAAGATTATTCCTTTCTCCAAGGACTATCGTGCTTAATACGTTCTATTGCAAGGGCGGCACCATTACGTCTGACAGAGGGAGACTGATGTTCTCTAAGGAAATCATTTCTTGGGATCATGGGTCTTACGAAAAATTCAAGAGCTTTAAGTGCAAGACAAGCCTTGATGATCCTTCGTTTGCTCTTGATAGCCGAGTGATAACTCAGGCCGTGTTCATGCTGTGTAGCAATGAATTAGCAGAATGCTTTAAGGCTATTCCGCTGTCCTCTGATACTATGAAGATTGACGGATCACTTCTTGCTGGGATCTTTAAGAAATTTGCTCTTCAAGGTTTCAAGACCAAAGAGCTTGAAGGACTTGATTGGCCCTATTTCCAAAAGCTGATCGCCGATATGTCCGAATATGGTCAATGGTATAGGAACAATACTCTTCTGTCTGGAGAGCATCGTATTCATACGATAGACAGAGAAGATGATATAAATTTCCTCCCAGGATCTTCTTGGACAGAGGCTTCTTCAGAATGGAGTGCACAGGAGTATTCTGATCTTAATTCTCGTGAAACTCGTATGGCTCATCCTGAGTTAGCAACCAGTATGCCAGAAGATGCCGACGGAGAACCAGTCGAAGCAGCAGAACCAGTTAACGATGCGGAACCGGTCGGTGACGTAGAAGCAATACCTGTATAGGAGACCTTATGTACGGAATTGGAAAAGTTGATGAACGAGGATTTCTTGAACTGAAATCCTCGTCTGGAATAATAAACTTCTTTAGCTCGCCGAAATCTGCTACTAGTGGATTTAAGATTGCTGAAGACATTGCCAAGATTGGAAACAGGATGGCAAAGGACAGTGATCTGATCGAATCCGTAAAAATTGCGACTTACGAAGGATATCCGGCTCTTGAAGTATATCTAAAGGAACCTATTGAGCCTTGTAACCTTCAGTATTACGAACACTCGAAGAAGTACTTGAAGATGAATCTAGCCACCAAAGACAAGGAATGGTCTTGGGGCAAGAACGATGAAAATCATAGTGTAAACTACGAGCCAGCCATCGGACTGTTTGTCTTCAAGCTGTTTGGTAACGATAACGAAACATTCCCCATTGGTTGCTCAGCCTTTGCTAAGAAATCCGGAAGCAGCTACGTTAAGGCTCATCATCCGAATGTAGGATCAGGTGGAGCCATCTGTATGGGCGGATTTTCTGGTCATGAACATATGACCGAGCTTAGTGTTAGATCTTTAGCAAACATGCTAAAGAACGAAGCACTGTACTCGTCATACTTCAAACCAACAATCGTAGATCTGGCTACAAAAAGATCCATTATCGCCGATTGCAAGACTATTGAAAATACCATCAAGGGTGTCCACAATGATTACACAGCAATTATGGCAAGACATTCAACCGTGGAGGAATGGTTATAATGAGCTCGGAAGATGTAAAGAAAGAGGAATTAAGAGAGGAATTTAAAGGCCCTCCGACATTCGGCAGAAATCTTATTGTTATTGGTGCTGGCGGTATTGGAGGAAACTTCCTTTACGGCTTTGCAAAAATGAACGATTTCAGAGTATTGGTAGCTATTGATGACGACAAGATGGAACTGTCGAACTTCAACAGAATTCCCTTGCCGTTGTGTTACGTAGGCCGTGATAAGGCTACCATTTCTAAGGAAATCTTAGCAGGTATCAAGAAGCGTGTCTATACTACGGAAGACTTCCTAGAGTGTATGGCTGAAGCCTTTGGATATCCCGAACTCCGTGATAACCAAGAGCTGTGGGCAACTTTTGCTTACAGAAATGGTATCGTAGTTGTGGATGCCCGAGACACTTCAGATCCTAAAGCTATATTCCCCGAAATTGATATCAAGCTTACCTACGATGGTGGCGATGCTTGCTGTATCGAATTCAATCCGGACTATGGCAAGGAAGACGTGATGCTAACTGGAACTGTGGCCGAAAGAACCTATAGCGTAACACCGAGTTTTATGGCTCCGCCTACGATGCTTGTGTGGTATGCTTACAGGCTGATTTACGCCATTCCATACGCATGGTTCGCAACGATCGGACGAGCTATGGAGAAGAACATCAAGTACTTTTTCAGCTTGAACGACATCTTTAAAGATGGAGAAGCAACATGGTAAATTTGCCCTACTATCCAGCTCAAAATGTTCCTAGCCGAGAAATTGAAAGAAACTTTATGGTTACTTTTGAAAGCATTCGAGAGATGAAGAAGGTTCTCTATGGAGCCAGACCCGTTATCTCTCGAATAAACGAAGAGCGCATGGAAGAAATTCAAGAGTATCTCAGCCCCGGAAATGAAGAAGAGGTTGTAGACTCTCTGATAAATGAAAAATTCAATTGGATCATCGGAATGGGTTCGCATTTGACTTGGAACTTTGGCGGAACCAGTATCATGAATGCAGGATGGTGTAAATCCGACAATGATTTCGTTACAGAGTGGCGACGTAACTGTCTGGTGCCGGAATTCATCGCTGATGTTGGATACGAATTCTTCCAGCTCTTGTTGCGCCATCCCGAAGTACACAGGAAAGCTAGAAACTGTAACCATCTGTTCTGTACCTTCTGGCCCTACGCAGTATGGGCTTATCGACAGATTCTTGAGGAAAATCTTGAGAAGAACCATGAATGGAACAGTTCTATGGAAAGAATTACCAAAGCTATATGGACGTCGTACGCTCCTGAAACCTACAGAAAGTTGCAGGGGATGCCTAACGTGGATGTAGCTAGGTACATGCTATGCCAAAAACTGGAAGGAAACAGATTCTTTTCAATGGCTCAAGTCTACTTCGGAATTAATCAAGTCCTTGATAAATTCCGTCAAATAGCATTTGATGTCATGAAAAAGAACGATGTCCCGTTCCCGAGTGTTTCGGTTTTATATTACCAATTGGGTTATTCTGATAATGAAGGTGGAAAATTCACGACTATTCTGATGCCAGACCAGAAGAATAATCAAATGAAGCCAGACGATCAGATACTCATGAAGTCGGAAGTTGAATCCGGCATGTGGCAGATAGAGACCAGTCTGCTTGTTCAAATGGGGATTTACGAAAATACGGAATCCCTTTCCTACCTTGAGAAGGTCTGTCAAGGTTTCTTTAAATAAAGAGGTAGATCATCATGACGCCCGAAAACCAAAAGTTCGTGGACGAGTGGAACAAGAAAAGCTCCACTTTGAGCGAAGTTATGAAGCGCTGTGGAATCAGCGACATCCGTACGGCTAAAACAAAGAGCCGCACTCTCAAGAAGTATTTGACTTGTACCCGTGAAGACAAGCTCTCTGCTCGTGGTGTGGCTCTCGAAGGAGCTGAAGCTCCGGCAGCTAAGAAGGAAGTTAAGGTCGCTTCTACGACCAGGATCTCTGCTGAAGCCGCTGAAGAAAAGAAAGCCGCCGCCGCTGGCAAGAAAGCCACTGTGCAATTTCGCAACAAGCGTGGCGAGGTTGTCAACTCTAAGGAAGTTGTATTTACGTCAGCTGCCCAGTTGAGTGACATCATCAAGGAATTTGCTGCTGAACAAAGCTTCGACAAGACGGTGATTGAAGGCCCCGATGGCTCCTCGATCAATCCGGCTTCTGTGAAGGACGGTGATACCATCGTGGTTCGCCCGAACATCAGTGGTGCAAAGAACTGACCAAATCATCATCAGCGGCTACCGTAAGGTAGCCGTCTTTTTTATAGAGGTAGAGAAAATATGGAAATAAGCGTTAACGCCAACTTTCGCAGCAGAGGGACAGTAAGAATCCCTGCTAAGGTCTTGGCTCGTCTAGAGCTTATGGGAGAAGTAGCAAAAGGCGATGAATATGGTATGTACTTGTCTGCCGACATCGATCCGATCCGTTGGGAAGCTGCTATCGACCCTGATGTCTTTGAAATTCCGCCGCAGCGTGTTAGCCCCGGAAGTATTCGTATGCTAGAAGTGCCGGATGATATGTATGAAAATAAGTGGGGAGAACGATGCTTTAATACTGTGGTTCATCGTCATCCCGGATCGTTCGGACAGTTCTCACAGACAGACTTTGATTACATTAACCGATTCTTTCAGATCTCTTTCATCTATCTGAAGGGCTTCCGTGTGCCTATGTGCATCATGAACCGCATGGAAGCAGTCGGTGAATATACGACTCTGGAATGCAACGTAGTCGTTACTGATGGAACAATCAGTCTCGTAGACAATCCTGACTTTGAAAAAGATTATCCTTTGGATCTTCACCGTCATCATGGCGTGGATCTTCACGGCAATCATGGGTTGGTGGATCCCCACCCGTATCGTGGGTTCAGGCCTTTGGTACCTAGAAAGATTCGTGTTCTTGAAGAATATGAAGCCTTGAAGGCAGAAATTCTTAGCACTGAACCTGACATGACCCCAGAAGAGCTTGAAAAGAAATTTGTGAAATATGGATATACTCCAGAAGAGATGAGCGAAATTGGCGAAACCCAGAAGTGGATCACTTACAGCGGAGGAGCCAATGGAAGAACAAAATGATATTGCATGGTTTTCAATGGGATATGAAATATCCACTGGAAGCCCAGCTCTGCTGCTCTGCGAAAGGGAAGATATCCACATTGTTCCATTTGTAGACGGAGAGACTCCATACGAGAAGTATCAACTACCGATTCGTAAAGATCTGATGCTTGTTAAAGGAGTTGTTCCTGAAACACCAAGACCTTTGGTGGGAATGGATTGGCTCCAAACCATTACAGAGCTTGTTGAGAGTTCCTTAGTACGCATAATGCAAGACGAAGATGGCGATCCGTATGCCGACTGGTTAGATTGCTTCTCTAATGGCGCAGACGCATTCCTGATTGGAGCTTTGTATGAAGGGCCTTCAGGATTGTGCGTCAATGCTAGCAAACGTCTGTCTCTAGAAAGTTCCAGATCTGACAGTATAGTCGGAGAGGAAGAAATAGTAGAGGAAGACAACAATCCGGAAGTTTGGAATGCAAAAAGCACCTTGTCCGCAGCCATTGGCATTATCGGCTACTGGCTAAGACAAGGTGTTGAATTGCATTGTCCGTTGGCTAAGCTCTTTGCTGTTCTTACAGATATTGGATTCTTCTCTATGCTCCCAATGTTCAATCTTGCGGATCTAGAGAAGGCAAGGCCTGTCTGGAAAGAATGCCTTGAAGACTATGGAAATCGAGATGATCGTCTGATTGGGTTGATTGAAGGTTTCATCTTTAAGGATGACGGGAAATTAACCACAGACGAAGAAAAACAAGTTAGTTCGAGTGCTGGATTGCTTTTCGCTATCTTGAAGGAAGAACTGATTAAGTATAAAGAACTCCATAATGCGGCGGAGGAAGGGTAATGAAGCAAAAAGTCTGGAAAACTTTTTTGGATAACAGAGATTTTATTCTCTCCATCAGGGTTACTCATGCGGACAGACTTTGTCATAAGGTACTTGAAATGGATCCGGAGGATTTTATCAAAGAATCCTTCTTCTCATTCTATGGATTGTACACTATTGGCGCAAATCTGCGCGATTCCCTTCCGAAGCGACTTTGTCGTGAACTAAATAATCTTAACTGGGACTACGAAGACGCTATGGATCTTCCTGGCTTGCCTTCAGAAATCCCACAAAACTCTGAAGTCTTCGACGAAAGCATCGACGAAGATGACTGAAATAATGGGGCTTGTCCCCATTTATTTTTTGGAGACTTTATGGCTTCTGTTAAACTCTCTCCCAATTTTTCTTCGGATGAATTCGGAAAAAACTTGAATGACTATCAGCTGGCTCTGCTAAAGATCCTTGCTGAGAACCTTCAGATAGTTCGTGACCGTCTGAACTCTATGGATATAAAGAAGGTTAAGACCAAAAATATATCCATTACCATTTCTAGCGGAGTTCGTGATAAAGATGATTACGACCGCCTCAAGGCTAATGGATATAATCCGTCTTCGACCTCTGACCATTTCTGTGGTTGGGCTATAACCGCTCCGAAGCCTACTCTGGGGGCTGTTGATATCAACATTACCAACTGCAAGCTCTCTACAATGGAAGTCTTTAAGCTGATCGTAGCTATGAATAAAGCCGGAGAAACTAACTTCGGTCAGGTCATCTACGAAGTCAGCGCTAAGGGTAATCCTTGGATCCACGTTTCTAATAATGCTGATGCTATCTTCACTCCGAGGGTAGCTAAGACCATCAGCAGAAATCCCTACTTGATCTCTCTTGACAATGGCAAAACCTTTAAGGCATACAATGACTGAAACTGATCTTTCTACTCCGTTATTTACAGTAGCAAACGAAGCTTATCAGGGTGAAGAAGCCATCACCCCGGTTATCAAGCTCATTGCTAAGGCTCAGCATCTTTGGAAAAAAGATGAACGAGCAGCTGCCAAAGCTCTTGAAGAAATGGCTGAGTACATGGAAAAGCTGTTTAATTTCAAACACCTTTCCATTCATGTAAACAAGACTACTTGGTGGTTTGGATCTACGACTTCTGTTGGTCGGTTCACGATCGGCAAGATGGATACAAAGTACTTTGACAACGAAGACTTTGAACAAGCTACTAAGACCTATCGCTTCAAGCATCCTCTGGCAAACTGCAACTTGTCTGTATACGCCCCTAACTTCTTGGATGGCGATCGCTTGAGTCCTAGAGAAGCTGCGGCCTTGATCGTTCGTGAGATTGGCTATAGCTTCTTTGCTTGGGGAACTGGTCGAAAGGCTGAAGAAGGTATCCGTAATGCTATCAACATGGTGGCTACCTTTGGTCAGAGCGATAGCATCCTTGAGAAGATTATGGTGTCCAGTGCAGTGGCTCTAGACTATGCTCCCAGTCTTAAAGTCCGTGGAACTCAAGGCCACAAGAGTGGTATCATCGGTGCTATTCACACCGTTGCAAGCGCCATAAACATTGGTATCACGGCTCTGGCTATGCCTTTCTTGGGCATTATCAGCCTTATCGTTCTTCCGTTCAAGCTTCTTGATGCCATCATTGACAAGTGTTTCGGTATCAACTTTGACGAAGTTGACAAGTTCGCAGACGCTTTTGCGGCTAGCTATGGTCTTGGCCCGGATCTAACTACTGGTCTTCAGAAAGAAAAGAAGATGATGGCCATTGGTAAGGAAGGTGCAGGTAACTTCATGCGTCTCTATGCAGACTTTACTTGTGCTTCTTTGCTCGGCTATACTTATGCTTCTGGAAAGTGTGGCACTACAAACACTGGTGCGGCCCTCTCCCGAATTGACAGTCTTATCTTGTATTACGAAGATCTTTTGAAGGAGCAGAAGAATCCTGCTACTAAGAAAGAGATCCAAGGTAAACTTAAGGCGATGAAGATCCAGCGTGACTATCTGAGCAAACTACCTAGTGAAAACTGGTCTCCGTCCATCATGCTTACAAAGCTTTGGACGAGCTTGTTCGGAAGTGAAACAGAAGGAATTGACCGCTTTGACCGTGAGATTTCAAACAGCAAAAGAACAAAGAAATTCTCCATAAAATAGAACACAGCCTTACCCGAAATGGGTAAGGCATTTTTCGAAAAATTCTGCGAAAATTTCGAAAAATTTTCGGAAAAATTCGGCGTAAAATTTGCCTTGCAATTCAAGACAAACCAATGTAAACATTGAAATCTTGCTAATTCAGTCCCGAAAAACTCTACGATACCCACCAGAGTTTTTCGGTGTGTCCGAACGGGCGCACTATAGAAGATAGGACTAACTTATGACAAAACAAATCACAAAGCGTAATGGCTTGCCTGTAGATTTCGACAGGGAAAAGATCATTGTGGCGATTGGAAAGGCCAATCGTTGTGTAACGGAATCAGAAAGATTATCCGATGAGGAAATCACCAGTATTGCTTCTTCTATCGAAGAGGAATGCCTCAAGATGGAAAAAGTCGGTGTAGAGGACATTCAAGATATGGTAGAAATTGCCATCATGAAATCTGGCAAATACCGTCTTGCAAAAGAATACATTACTTTCCGAGATCGTAGAGCCTTACAGCGTCGTAAGAACACCACTGACGATAGTGTGCTGTCTCTTTTAAAGCGTTCTAACGCTGAAATTATGGCAGAGAATGCCAACAAAAACCCCGTTATTCTTAGCACTCAACGCGACTACATGGCTGGCGAAGTCAGCAAGGACATTTCTAAGCGCTACTTGATCCCAGACGATATCGTGAAGGCTCATGAAAAAGGTGTCATCCATTTTCATGATATGGACTACTTTGCGATGAACATGTACAACTGCTGTCTTATCAATCTGGACGATATGCTTCAGAATGGTACAGTCATCAGTAAGACCATGATTGAAAAGCCTCACACCTTCCACAACGCTTGCAACATTGCATCACAGATTGTTGCTCAGGTGGCTTCTTCCCAGTATGGTGGCCAGACTATCACCGCAACGCACCTTGCAAAGTTTGTAGAACCGACTCGTCAGTATCTTCGTAAGATCTTCAGCGAACATCTGTTCTCTACCACAGAGTTTGTCAATAAGCCGGAAATCGAAAAGATGTATGAAGATTTCGGTGAAGACAATATCTATCCATTGAATAAGCACTTTGTTCTTGATAACGACTTCAAGTATGTCGTTAAAATGCACAAGTTTGGCTCGGGCGTAATTCAGGTTGAATTCTCTGAAATTCCGTTTGAACGCTTTGAAAAGCTTATCAAGGCTGAAACTCTCCGCAATATTCGCGATGGCGTTCAGACTCTCCAGTACCAGATCCTTACCCTTATGACCACCAATGGTCAGACTCCGTTTGTATCCGTAGCTTTGTATCTCAATGAAGCCAAGACTCCGGAGCTAAAGGCTGATCTTGCTCTTGTGATTGAAGAAATCCTCCGTCAGCGTATCAAGGGCGTTAAGAATGAAAAGGGTCAGTGGTATGCTAACCCATTCCCGAAACTTCTGTATCACCTCGAAGAAGATAATATCCGTGGTGGTAAGTACTTCTACCTAACTCAACTTGCAGTCAAGTGTACTGCTATGCGCATGGTTCCGGACTACATTTCCGAAAAGATCATGCTTGAAAATAAGATCGACAAGAATGGTGAAGGTCATTGTTATCCTCCGATGGGATGCCGCAGTTTCCTTACTCCGTATGTCGATGAAGACAACGTTCCTAAGTATTACGGACGTTTCAACCAGGGTAGACTAGCAGCTTAATGCCCATTCACATGGGTAACCATGTGTCTAAATTCCTTAACATGCTGGAAGTTCCTAAAGCTATCTTAGCTACAGCATAATCTTAATAGATAAGTGCGAATGCGACGAAAGTAGAAAAAATAAGATAGATGGCGCAAGGTTAAATGAAAGCGGATGTCTCTCCGTCCTAAACGCTAGAAAATGGATAATCAGCAGCCAAGCCGTTTGCAAAAGCGGAAGGTTCAACGAGTATAATAGGAAGATTCAATCGGCTTGATTAAATTGACCATAACCGTAATTTGAACAAACAAAGGAGTTCAAATTATGAAAAGAAAAGGTCTAATTTATAAAGCCACGGATGATGTTCTTAACCGTTCCTATATAGGACAAACATTAGGTTCTTTGGAACAAAGAAAGAAAGAACATCTTAAATCTGCTAATTGGAAAGTAGCTTCAACATACTTTACAATCTTCTATAAGATGCTACGATTCTTAGGTTCGGATCATTTCAAATGGGAAATTCTTGAAGATAATATTCCATTAAATCTTCTGGACGCAAAAGAAGCATTTTATATAAAGAAATTTGATACTTACAATAACGGTTACAATTCCACATATGGCGGACAAAAAGAAAGTTCAAAAGGATCTAGGATTCTTTCTGAAAAAGAAGCTGAAGAAATACAGCAGCTACTTAAAAATTCTTCTTTGTCTATAAAAGAAATCGCTAACAAATTTCCGGGTTGCACCCGAGAAACTGTCAGTGACATAAATTGTGGAGAAACTTGGAGATCTTCTGAAATAGAATATCCAATAAGAAAATCGTTTAATAAGAAAATCAATTTTGACGAAAATTCAATAAACGAAATTGTTAAGCTACTGAAAGATACAAATCTTACTTATAAAGATATAGCAAGCAAATTTAGCTGTCATCCGTTTACTATTAAAAAGATAAATAACGGTGATTGCTACCCCTTAAAAGGTGTCGAATATCCTATAAGGGAAAAATGCTTTGCTCATCTAAGCGATGGCACCGCAAGACTTATAGCTAACGACCTTTTAAATTGTGCTAATATGAACCAGCAAGAAATTGCTAATAAATATAACGTACGATTAAAACAAGTTAGTTGTATAAATACCGGTAAGTATCATCGAGAATCTTTAAAAGATTTTAGATTTCCAATTAGACCAGACAAAAGATTGGATCAAGGTGTACTCTAATCCCTACAAAATAGACCGAAAGGTCGGGTATAAATGGTTGTAACATTAAATCTTCCGTATATTGCCATGAGCAGCAAGAAGGATGAAAAGCTTTTCTGGAAAAAGTTCGACGAAGTTTTGGATCTTGCCCATCGTGCTCTTCGAGTTCGTCATGAACATCTGCTTGGAACGCCAAGCGATGTTGCACCGATCTTGTGGCAGCATGGAGCCATCGCTCGTTTGAAGAAAGGCGAAACCATTGACAAACTTCTGAAGGGCGGTTATTCTACCATTTCTCTTGGCTATGCAGGTATCTACGAAGCTACGAAGTACATGACTGGCTACAGCCATACCGATCCTCGTGGTAAGGAATTTGCTCTCAAGGTCATGCAGAAGATGAATGACTGCTGTGCTAAATGGAAGGAAGAAGAAGACATTGCTTACAGTGTCTACGGCACTCCGATCGAAAACACGACTTCTAAATTCTCCAGAGCCTGCAAAAGAGATTTTGGAGTTGTTAAAGGAATTACTGATAGAAATTTTGTTACAAATTCCTATCATGTTCCGGTGTTTGAAAAGATCGATGCCTTCTCGAAGATCAAGTTTGAAAGTGAATTTCAGCTGTTAAGCCCAGGCGGAGCTATCTCTTATGTAGAAACTCCGAACATGGTTAACAACTTGGAAGCTCTTGAAGCTTTGATACTTAGCTTCTATGACACCACAATATATGCTGAAGTAAACTGCAAACTTGATTGGTGCCACGTCTGTGGCGGTG